TGTACAGAAATTGCATTAGATGTCAAGGGAATAGGTTTAGGAATTTACGATGCGCTTTGTCGTGATATACCAGACCCTATAAATGGAGCAATATACCCACCATTAAGTTGTTGCAACGATCAAGTATATGCTGATAGGTGTATTGATAAAAAAGCACCAAAAGTTATATGGGCAATTCAAGCTACAGCACAGTTTAATAACGATATGTATTTAATGCTTAGAGATGGATTCAAACAAGGATATTTAAACATATTGGTTAATGAATTTGAAGCAGACGAAATTTTAAAGGACATCAGAGGATATAATTCTATGAGTTCATCAGATAAGACAAAATTACAGTTACCATATATACAAACTACTCTTCTAGTTAATGAATTAATAAATCTTGAATATGAAACAAAGGGAGTAAATATTAAAGTGTTTGAGAAATCTGGTATGAGAAAAGACCGTGTTTCAAGTATTGGATACAATTATTGGGTTCAATGTCAGTTGGAAAGAAAGTTTAAACCAAAACAATCGAACTTTGACCCGACTACAATGATCCAATTCCGTCAACCACAGATTCGCAAATACTAATAATAATATACAATAAGACATATAAAAAAATAAAAAGAAAGGAGGTTATCATGGACAATCAAGAAGTTAACAATTCTAAAACACTTGAACAGCAAGCTTTAGAAAAATATGCTCAACTAGCATTTGCAAATATTAAGAAAAGTATGGTTCAAGATTTAGTTAATAATCGTAATGAAAGTGTTATATATAAACGCTATCCAATTGAACGGGTGGTTACTATGTTGGAAAAACCACAGTCATTTGAGAAAGAGTTACGAGAAATGAGTAATTTCTTATACATAACAAGTAGTCACTACCGTAGATTAATGGATTACTATGCAAAATTGCCAACATATAATCATATCGTTGTTCCAACTAATCTTCCTAAAAAGATTAATACAAAAACATACAAGGATACATATTACAAAGTTATTGCTCAGATAGAAAAATATAATTTGAAACACGAGTTGCCTAAAATATTACTATCTGCATTTGTCGAAGGTGTATTTTATGGATTGGAATATGAGACATCAGATTCTTATTACATTAAACCTTTTAATAGTAATTTTGCAGAGATATCTTCTATCGAGGATGGATGTTACTCTTTTTCTATTGATTTAAACTATTTTACTGGTAAAGAACATTTATTCCCTGCTTATGGAAAAGAAATAGAAAATGCTTACTATGCTTATAAGGGTTATTCTAAGAAAAAGATAAAAGGGAATACAAATTTACGTTGGTTTGAACCATCAAACGGAATATGTATTAAGGCGGATGAAAATAACCCATTATTTAGTACTCCTGTATACTGTTCTATTTTCTTAGATTTAATAAGGCTGGAGGATTATAAACTACTTAAAAAAGCAAAGACTGAAATCGATAATTATAAAGTTCTTGCATTAAAAATGGAAGTTGACGATGACGGTGTCCCTAAAATGGATTTCGACATGGCAATGAAATATTATAATCAAGCAGCTGGTAATCTTCCATCTGGAATTGGATTGATTCTTTCTCCGTTTGTTATATCGGATTTTTCATTTCAGAAGTCATCTTCTGCCGACACAGATGCCGTTAATGAAGCCGAAGAAGAATTTTGGTCTAGTTCAGGAACAAGTGGAATGTTATTTGGTAGTGCTAAAGCATCAAGTTCTTCTAGTTTAACTTTGTCAACAAAACCCGATGAACAAATAGCTTTCAGTATACTTACGCAAATTGCTAGAAACATAAATAGAAAAATAAAGAAAATGAATTTGCCATATACATTTGAATTAAAGTTTTTGGATCAATCAATTTTTAATGTTGATGAGTATTCGAATAGAATGCTTAAAGCGTCACAATATGGAGTTTCTGGTTCAAAATTATTATATGCCGCTTCATTAGGTATGACGCCTAGCGATGTTGTTAATTTTAGTTATCTTGAAAACGACATTTTAAAGGTAACAAATGAAATGTTCACAAGTCCATTAATAAGTTCAAATACAATTTCTCGTTCAGAGGATAACGTTGGTGGCGCATCAACACAAGAAGAAAAAGGACAAACCGTTTCTGACAATACAGAAAAAAGTCGTGAACAAAATGGAAATAACGAAAATTAAGGAGATGATAAAATGATTTTAAATGTAATTGACGAAGAATTAAAAGACACTCTCCTTTCAAAAAGTTATAAGTTAATCAACACAATTGAAGATATTCACAAGAAAAAGATTTGGTTATTTGAATATAATCCAAGTCTTTTTTGTTTGGATATAAATGATGAAGAAATAAAGCAAAAGTGCTTCTTTTCTGACGCTTTAAAAATGACTTTTTGAGAAAGGAGGTAAGCATGAAAAATAAGAAAATTAAAGTGGATTTTGAAATGAAATTTTCAGACGTAGTTGACTTAAATAAAAGTTTTGCAAAAGCAAAATGTTTAATTGCATACACAGGAAGAAATAGAAATTATTCTGATATTTCAAAAGATGTATTTTTAAATGCATTGCCATCAATCAAAAATATTCCGATTGTTGCTAGGTATGATGACGAAAAAGACGATTTTGGTGGACACGATATTCGAATTGTTGAAACTGAAAATGGAATTAGTATAGCAAACGCTACAGTTCCTTTTGGCGTTGTCCCTGAAAGTGCAAATCAATGGTTTGAAGAATTAATATTGCAAAATGGTGAAAAGAAAGAATGCTTATTTACTGATGTAATCTTATGGAAGAGACAGTATGGTTATGAACACATTGTAAAGGCAGAAAAAATTTCACAGTCAATGGAGATTAATGTTTCATCATACATCGTTGATTCAGATGGTTATTATGTGGTTGAAAAAATGGAATTTGAAGCATTAACACTATTGGGAGAAAATGTTGAGCCTTGTTTTGAAAACGCAAATTTACAATTATATTCTAAGGATTATTTGAGTGAATTTAAACAGCAATATTCAAATATGTTGCAAGAATTTAAGCTATTGAATCAATCTTCTACTACAGAAGTTGAGATAAATAATTTAAGTAAAGGAGGTACTGAAATGGATGACAATAAGGAAATCGTTATTGAAGAAACTACGAAAGAAGTAGCAGAAACAATAATCGAAGAACCTGTTGTTGAAACTGTAGAAGTTGAAGAAGTTGCTATCGAGACACTTATTGAAAGTGTTGAGACAGTTACAGAAGAAACAATTGAGAATAATATTACACAAGAAGATATTGTTGAAGAAGCTACTACTGATTTCAGCCAAGAATTAAAAGATTTACAGAGTCAGTATGACAATCTTTTAAAAGAATTTAATGAATATAAGGAAAACTATTCAACTTCCAAAGCAGATGTTGATGAATTAATCACATATAAAAACAAGAAAATGGAAGAAGAAAGAAAAGCCAATGAAGATATTATATTCGATAAATTCGAAGAAAGAATTGGAAATACAACAGAGTTTTCAGAGCTAAAGGCTAATTCTAAAAATTATACATTAGCTGAACTTGAAAAAGAATGTATTTACATTGTTGGATTACATACTGAATATGCAAAAGAAACAAAGAAACAAGAAAACTTAAAGTTCTCTGTAGAAAAAGAAACAGATGAAACTAAAGAAGTTTATGGCGACCTATTTAAAAAGTATAAGAAAGATTAGGAGGAATTTAAAATGGCAAAAACTATCGTGAGAATTGACAATTGTTCATTCACAAAAAACCCAGCACTTATTAAGAGTGGCAGATATTATGTTAGTACTACAGCTACAGCAATCGAAAACGGACGTGTCGTAGCAATCGGAGACTTAGAAACAGGTGAAAGAGAAATTCACAAAACAGCAGCACCTACTGCAACTACAACTTATTTCGGTCTTGTTTGTACTCCAGAAGTTATGTACGACGAAAAGAAACAAATGGATGAATTTGAAAATGCTGCTGGTGCAGTATCAAGAGTTGGTATTTTACAAAAAGGTGATATCTTCTCAGCTACAGTAGAAGCTTTTGACACAACTCCTACTGTTGGTAAATTAGTAGAGTTAGCCGCAGCTACAACTTTAAAAGTTGTTACTACTGCTACTGCTGGATCAACTCAGGTTGGAAAAGTTATTGCAATTGACACTGTTGGAACAAAAACTCTCTACGTTGTAGAAGTACAGTAATAATAATAAACATTGAAAGTGAGGTACAATAATGAACGACGTTATTAAATTAGCTATTGATAGCTATAAAGGTAAAATCGCAGGAAACTACTCTGTTTCTGATTCTATGGAAGTGTTAAAACAAGCTTTAATCGAAGCAAACAATGGTTCTACTACTCTTGATTTTAGAGCAGTTAGAGATGGTGACTGTAAAAAGTTATTTGCAATTATGGAAGAAATCGTAACAAAAACTGTAGTAGAAGGTCTTCCAGAGTCATCTCCTATTTTCAACTTTGTTGACTATAGAAATAAAGCACTTGGAGACCAAGATTCTTTCGTAGTACAGGATGCTTCTTTATTCGCAGTTGCAGATATCGCTGAAGGCACTCAGGGCGTAAGAAGACAGCGTTTAGTTGGCGGTGAAACTGTATATGTTACTCCACAGCTAAAGGCTATCAAAGTTTACGAAGAACTTAACAGAGTTCTTTCAGGAAGAATTGATATCAATGAAATGATTGCAAGAGTATCTAAATCATTCTTATTAAAGATTGGAGAAGATATTTATACTGCATTCGCTGGTACATATAGCAAATTAGTTGCACCATATCAGGTAAGTGGTAGCTTCACAGAAGCAAACCTTACTACTTTGATTGACCATGTTGAAAGTGCAACTGGAATGAGAGCTTATATTTTAGGTTCAAAACAGGCAGTTAAGAAAATTACTGGTATTACTGGTATTGATGCTGATTCTGCAAAAGAAGACCTATATGCAATGGGATATGTTGGACATGTTGGTAACAACCCTGTAATTGCTATGCAGAATGGACATAAAGCTGGAACTACAAACTTTATCTTAAATGATACTGACTTATTTGTAGTTGCTGGTGATGATAAATTTATCAAATTCGTTACTGAAGGAGATACATTAATCATTCCTGGAGATCCAATGAGCAATGCCGACTTAACTCAGGAATTCTTAATGGCTCAGAGATATAATGTTGCTGTAGTTATGTCTCAGGTATTCGGTATCTACAGAATCGGATAATAAATAATATTAAACATTGTGGGTGGATTTATTTCCACTCACAATTAGAATGAAAGGGGATTTTTATAATGGCATATAGCAAAGAACAAAGAGAACAAAAACGTCTTGAAGAAGGGGCTAAGCTTAGAGCAGAACTTGAAGAAAAAATCAGAAAAGAACTTGAAGAAAAAATGAAATCACAATCTTCACCTTCTAATACAATAAACGAAGAAAAATTAGCTGTTAAAAAGAATAAGAAGAAAATTCCATTAGATACACTTGTTCCATGTAAAAGTGGAGTGCAAGGAGAACTTATATATGTGTCTAAAAAAATTAATGGTTATCAGATTGAGTGGGATTCATATGGTTCAGTTGAATACATTGAACTTAGCGAATTGCTATCTATGAGAAATACTAGCCGTAGTTTTTATGTAAACAATTGGATTTTCTTTGAAGACACTGATGAATATACCGCTTTAGATTTTTATAATTTTCTTGAAGTTTCTAAATTCTATGAAAATACAATTCTTGGAGATGATCTAGATGAAATATTTTCAAAATCACCAGAAGAAATCAAGGAAATTTGTTCAAAATTATCAAGAGGTGTAAAAGACACCGTTGCTGCCAAGGCTAAAGCTTTAATCGATTCTAAAGAACTTGATTCTACTAATAGAATTAATGCATTAGAAAACGTTCTTGGTGTTGAACTAAATCCTTCATTTTAGGAGGTAATATATGACTGAATATAAAGTTATATTTGATAAATTCAAAGACAAAATTACTGATCCTGATTTGCTCTTATATGTTGAAGCTATTCAACAAGAAATATTAACAAGCCTTTTATCTAGTGCCTGTACTAAATTTAAACGTTTATGTAAACAGAATCTTTCTGATAGAGATGACACTCTGATGATATTTAATTTTGACGTTGATGATGAAGTTATTGATATATTGACAGATATTATGGCTGAATATTGGCTTAAACCTTATTTAAACAACATTGAAAACTTAAGAAATCAATTAAGCACAAAAGATTTCTCGGTCTTCTCTCCTGCTAATCTGCTTAATGCAGTACAAAATACTTATGACTTAGGCAGAAAACGAGCAAAATCAGCCATGAATGAATATTCATTTATCAACGGTGATTGGGATAGGTTGCGACTATGATAGAAGTAAAATATGGACTATTACCAAATGAAAGTTTTTGTAGATATTTTGATTTTTTAATTAATAAGACATATAAAATACTACCACTAAAGGAAGAATGTTCTGAAACACTTATTGATTATCTTGAAAGTTTTCAAAGAGAATTGATTGGGAATAAAGAATTGGTGTCTATTTTAAAGGATGAACCGCAATTCGTATCTGTGTTAAATACGATGCAGTACCTAATAGATAACGAATATTCTGTTAAGATATGCAAGAAAGAAGTATTTAAATCTATCAGAATATTAAAGGATATTAATAAAAAATATTTTATAGAAAGGAAGTGATTTTGTGGATAAATATACAGCACGTATCAATCTTATGGGTTCTACCAAAAGAGAACGTGACTTAAATAGATTAAAGCAAACAATATTAAACGATGCTCCACAGACACTTTCTTGTAAAGATGTAAAAATAGGTGATGTTGATAGAAAATTAATAATTAACGAATCTACCATTCCATATAAAAAAGACTTGATAACACTACCAAATGAAAATATTCTTGTTGGAGACTATGTTATTTGGGAAAATGAAACTTGGTTGGCAATTGAAGCAGATTCAGATGATGAAATATATACTACAGGTAAAATGCAACTTTGCAACTATAATCTTAAATGGCAAGATTCAACAGGTACTATTCTATCCTATCCATGTATAGATGAAACAACATTGTCTGTCGGGTTAGATGAAGGAAATGTAATCACAACTCCAAATTCAACACACAAGATAAAATTACCCTTTGATTCAAATACTGTGTTACTAAATACAGATAAAAGATTTATGATTGATGATTCCA